TGATAGATGGTAACATCTTCATTTATTATGACGGTGCCCATCTCTATCATTTACCTGCACAAAACGTTACCATAGAAGCAGATACTGAAACCTATGTGAACAAGTATGTATATGATGGTCATATAGACTACACCCCGAAAGAAATTATACATATTAAAGAAAACTCATTTCATTCAATCTATAGGGGTGTACCTAGACTTAAATCAGCTTACAGAACAATGTATCTGTTAGATAGCATGAGAAAATTTCAGGATAACTTCTTCAAGAACGGAGCAGTTCCAGGATTAGTACTAAAAAGCCCTAATACACTTTCAGATAGAATTAAAGAAAGAATGTTAACAGCATGGGCAAATAGATATAATCCAAAAAATGGTGGTAGAAGACCACTTATATTAGATGGCGGATTAGAAGTAGATAGTTTAACTAAAGTAAACTTTAAAGAACTAGACTTCCAACCTTCAATAGCAGCTAATGAAAAAGTAATATTAGAAGCAATGGGTGTACCTCCAATTCTTATGGACGGTGGTAACAATGCAAATATTAGACCTAATCATAGATTGTATTATTTAGAAACAATACTACCTATAGTTAGAAAAATTAGTCATGCTTGTGAGAGATACTTTGGATTTGAATTAAATGAGGACGTTCATGGAGTTCCAGCTTTACAACCAGAGTTAAGAGATCAAGCAGCATACTACGCAACATTAGTTAATACAGGTATAATGACACCTAATGAAGTCAGGGAAGCAATGAACATGGAATCAATTGATGGACACGATGATTTAAGAGTACCAGCAAATATAGCAGGTAGCGCAGCTAATCCCGAAGAAGGTGGTAGACCACCTGAGGAAACAGAGGAAGAAACAAATGAATAAACCAGCAATTTTAAAACAACTTATAGAGTACTTTCAAAAGAAAGGAAAAGTACTTTCAATAGATGAATATAAAGCAGCAACAGACGCTCCAATGCGTTTTATGGCTGCTAAAAGAGCTTTTGGCTCTTGGGCAAGAATGACGCAAATGGTTGAGCATAAAATGAGAATGGATAACATTAGCATAGAAGCTCCTAAAGCTGCCCCAAAAGCAAAAGCAAAGCCAGCTCCTAAAAAAGCTGAAGTAAAGAAAGGTAAGTAATATGTCAGATAAAATTTTTCACTGGTCATCTACTTTCAAATCCCTAGGCGAAGATGATGATGGAAGTGTAAATATCAAAGGATATGCAAGCACCAACGCATCAGACAGAGCAGGTGATTGTATTGACCATGAAGCATGGACTAAAAATGGAGGATTAGAAAACTTTAAAGGTAATCCAATTATTCTATTTAACCATGACTATAACAGACCAATTGGTCGTGCTACTTCATTAGAAGTAAACGACAAAGGCCTCGAGCTTGGAGCAAGAATTTCTAAGTCCGCAGGTGATGTAAAAGATCTTATAAAAGATGGCGTACTTGGAGCATTTTCCGTTGGTTTCCGAGTCAAGGACGCAGATTATCTAAAGGAAACCGATGGATATAAAATAAAGGACGCTGAACTATTTGAAGTGTCTGTTGTGAGTGTACCTTGCAACCAGACCGCAATGTTCTCGATTGCAAAATCATTCGATTCTCAATCAGAATATGATGAATGGAAAGCTGAATTTTCGAAAGAAAGTAAACAGGCTCATGAGATGGAAGCAGTAAATACTGACGAAATTGATGCGCCACAAGCCGTGGGTAAAACCACTCAACAGGAGAGACATATGTCTACAGAAAAAACTACTCCAAATGCTGAGTTAGACTTAAAAGCGTTCGCGGAAGAGGTGGCAAAATCAACTGCTGCTAAAATCGCAATGCAACAAGCAGAACAAAAAGCAAAAGAAGTAAGCGAAGCCGAAACAAAAGCTGCTGAACTGGAAACAGAAGCAGTAGAAAAAGAAGCTGAGCAAGAAAAAGTTAAAACAATAGTAACTGCTGGTCTATCAGGAGCTGAACAGCTCGTAAACGACGTTGAAAAACGCGTTTCTGAAAGACAAGGAGATTTAGAATCTGTTGTTAACGAACTACAAAAAGATCTAGCTGATAAAAAAGATGAGATTAACGCAATGCGTGAGTCAAAAAGACATTTTTCAGATAGACAAAACAGCGACTGGCAGAAAGCCTTCCAAAGCGACATTGATGACGCTTGGGTTATGGGTTTAGCTACTGGTAAAGGCTGGAATACTAAACTTGGTCAAGGCACTATGGAAAAGGTTAATGCTCATTCAGGCGTTGCAGTTTCATCAGCTGATTTTGAACAAACAGTATCAACAAATATCGAAAGAGATATTCAATTAGAGCTTGTATTAGCACCGTTATTTAGAGAAATCCAAATGACTTCAGCTACACAAATTCTACCAATCATGCCAGATGCAGGGTATGCTGAATTTACAGCTAACCAAGCAGCTTCTGGATCTTCCCCTCATGGAAACTTAGAGGAAAGAGGCGACACTTATGGTACTCCATATGCTGGCGTTGACATGACTGAAAGAACTCTTTCAACTAAAAAACTTATTTCACAATCATACTTAGGTAATGAAACTGAAGAAGATGCAATTCTACCGATTCTTCCTTTAATTAGAGAGTCCATCGTTAGATCACATGCAAGAGGTATTGAAAATGCACTATTAGTGGGTAACCACGCAGATGGCGTTTATGGTACATCTGGAGCAGCATTTGAAGGACTAGTCACAATGGCTGGGTCTAACAAAACTCAATCTGCTACTGCTTTTGCATCAGAATCTTTAACAGCTTCAATGCTATTGAACGCTAGAAAGCAAATGGGTAAATGGGGTATGAATCCTAGAGATGTAATTTACATCATAAATTCAACTGAATACTTCAACTTATTATCAGATGCAGAGTTCCAAGATGTCAATTTAGTTGGCAACATGGCTACTAAGCTAAATGGTGAAATCGGAGAAGTCTTCGGTTCAAGAGTTATCGTTTGTGACGAGTTCGCTACTCCAGCAGTATCCAAGTTCTTTGGATTAGCTGTTAATGCGAAAAACTTTGTAATGCCTAGATTAAGAGGTGTTACTATCGAGTCTGACTACGAAGTAGCAAACCAAAGAAGAGTATTAGTCGCTTCTCAAAGATTAGGTTTTACCGACCTTATCGATGGTTCAACAGCGTGTCATACACTTCAGTATAAAGGTAGTTAATACTTTTAGAAATTACGTGGTGGGGGCAACTCCACCACACTTTTTAAGGAAAATATATGGCAGATTTAGTTACATTACAGCAATACAAGGACTTCGCAGGTTTGCAGAGTATAAAAAACGATGCTCGTATAAATGTAGTTATTGACCAAGTTTCCCAACTCGTTAAGACTTATTGCGGGAGTACTATTATAGATTATGCTAGTACTAATAAAGTCGAATTTTTTAATATAAAAGATAATTATACTAATAGTATTATTTTAGGAGAATCTCCATTAATAGAAGTAGTATCAGTAGAAGAAAGACAGGATCAAGCAGGCGCATATGTTACACTAATCACAGAAAATTCTGACAGTAGTGGTAAATATGAGTATGTAGTTGATACAGATTCAGATAGTATAGTTCGTACAACTAGTAGTACTGAAAAAGCTTTTGCAAAAGGAATGAAAGCAGTAAAAGTTACTTATAAAGCAGGGTACACATCTACTCCTGAAGATTTAAAACTAGCAATATTTGATTTAATTAAGTACTATATGAAAGATGAAAGAAAAGAAAGACAATCTATATCAGGAGCAAGTGTAGAAAATATACTGTCTTCTAGCTTATCAGGTAATATAGGATTTCCAGACCATATCAAAAGAATATTGGATATGTATAAGATATATAGCTAATGGCAATAAATCAATTAAAAACTCAAATAAAAGCTGAGTTAGATGCCATTTCAAAAAAAATGAAAAATGACCCTGGTGGTACTTACTATTATGGAAGTCCTACTTTAACAGAAGTAACTTTTAAAGGTTCTACATTTATAAAAGCATATACTGAAGTTACAGAAAAAATTATAAAAGGAATGGTTAGTGTAAATCCTGGCATTTCAATAGTTAGTAAATATAATACTCCTTATCAATGGAAAAAAGCTTTAGCAGATGCTGTAGCTCATATATCAACTGCTAAAGGTTTGCAAGTAAAAACAAAATTTGTAAGATTTGAAAAACCAGGTACTATGGTTGATAGTAGTAACATACTACAACCCGTTTTAAAAAGTGGAGTATATGGAGATGAACTATCTTCAACTCAATTAAGATTAACAATTGTTAGAAAACAAGGAAATAAACAAGCAGAAGACATATTTAAAGCTTTAAAAGATTTAGTTTGGAATATGTGGGTAGAAATAGTAAATAGTAAGATAAAGGGAACTGGAGAACGTATGCCTTCATCTACTGATTATGGACAAAGACATAGTATGTCTTCCAAAGACCCAGCAACAGGAAAAGCTGTAAAAGGAGGTAGAGTAATTGGAGTTGATTCCAACAAGACTATTTCTAGTTTGCTTTCAGGGGCAGGAATAAAAGCATCACATACAGCAGATACTTCTTCAGGACTAGAAACTTTGAGAAGATTTAAAGATAAGGCACCAACACTTGCTGCAAGTCATTTAGTAGGTACTTATGATTTAGCAGAAGATGTAGAAAAAAGTTTAAAAGTAGACTACGGAAGAAAAAGATTAAAAAAGAAAATAGGTAACTATACTCAAGCTAACTATATTTCATTAAATATAGATACTAATCCTACTGAACGTACAGACATAGGAGAGTTAAAAAAAGCTATAGTAAAAGCAATTGATGAAAGAATAAGTAAAGCAGTTAAAAAAGGTCTTATATTATCACCTAGTGATAAGTCCAGCACTCCTTTTACTGATGCTGTTGCAGAAGACGCAATTATTGATATGCTTATTCCTTTTACTAAAAAGGGAACCCCCGATAAAAGATTTAAAATAGTAAAAAACTTATCTGCAAAACAATTAAAATCATTAGAAGATAATATAGTTGTTAAGCAAGGTATTAAATCTAAAGGTGCTGTAACAAAACTCATTAGAATGAGAGCCGCAGGAAAAGTAATAGAAAAAACAAAAGCACCAGAAAAAGGTCAAGAAACACAACAACAAGATTTACTAAAACTTAAAAGACAGATAAATAAAAGATTACCTGCTGAAGTTAGAAGAAATATGGGAAGACCTGCATTACGTAATCAAACAGGTCAATTTTCTAACAGTGTAGAATTAACTAAACTAAACTATACTAGAGCTGGAATAGCAGGAGATTATACATATACTTTAACTGGTGGTGGAAACAGTAAAAACAAAACAGGAGTATATTCTACTTTTGAAAATACAGGGGCAAAACAATGGCCTTCAGGGTATAATCCAAAAAGTTTAATTACAAAAAGTATAAGAAATTTAGCAATGCAATATTCAGAAGATAAATTTGTACAACTTAGGAGAAGATAATGGCGTCTACATATAGAACAGCAAGAAAAAAGATAATAGACTCATTAGTAAAGAAGATTAAAGAAATTGATGGGAATCACCCATACAATTCAAATGTATTTAATAATGCTCATAGTGGCATGATATTTTTAGACGACATTCAAGAGTACCCAAAAGTATGCGTGGTATCTGGAGACGAAACTAGAGAGTATCAACCAGGAGAGTTTAAATGGAGATTCCTGGCTATAGACATAAGAGTTTATGTTGAAGACCAAGATGACCCACAGGAAGTCTTAGCTATTTTAATGGAAGACATTGAAAGAGTTATCGACGACAATGATATTCTGACTTATGATGATACTGTAAGTCCGAATTTAACAACAACTTCCTTAACATTATTGTCATTAACTACAGACGAAGGGGTATTAGAACCCTTAGGAATAGGTGAAATGTCTTTAGTGTGTAGGTATTAAACGAAATTACAAACGCTGATAAACATCTAGCGACGTACTTTCAAAGTAAAAAAATAGGAGAAAGCAATGGCTTTAAATCTATCGAGAAATACCAAAGTATTTGTCAGCTCTGCAAACGGAGTTGGTGCTACTGGCGGAGTAAAGACTGCCCACGTAAGTACTGCGGGAACAGGATATGCTGTAGGCGATATCGTAACATTAGGAACAACTTCTAGTGACGGTACTGGCTTTAAGTGTATTGTTTTAAGCATTACTGGTGGCGGCTCAACCGGACCAGTTGCTACTATTGGTATCCCTAATAACTTTAGGGGAGCAGCTTTCGTGGCAAACGAAACTGCAACAGAAACAGCTGTAGAAAACTATGCAGGAACTAATAATGGTTCAGCAACAGGACTTGTAGTTACTGTCGACTCAGTCGCAGCAACAACAACAGCAGACGGCGGAAGAACAGGAACTGGAAAGTTCAAAGGAAATGAAGTAGACTGCAATACTTTTAGAATTGGTGTATTAGATGGATATAGCTTCTCACAGGGAAGTGATTCAACTGATGTAACTATATCAGAAGCAGGTGCTGCACCAAACAGGGGCTCAAAAAGATTCAATGATTCTTTACCTCCAGCAGAATGGTCATTTGGTACTTATGTACGACCATTTGTTCATGGAGCAAATAGTTATAGAGCAAGCGGAACTTTTGACTGCTGTGAAAACATACTATGGGCTGCACTAGCAGGAACAGGGCTACCTAATGCATCAGATGCTTCAGGTGCTGCTGTAGAAGTAACAACAGGTTCTCAGTTTGGTTCATTATGTAAGTTTGACCAATCAGACGTTCATGAACTTATGAAACTAAGTATTTATTTCGCACTAGAAAACACAACATACAGGTTAAATCAAGCACAGATTAACCAAGCAGAAATAGACTTTTCTATTGATGGTATAGCACAGATCACATGGTCTGGTAATGCTACCACTATCGACCAAGTCTCAGAAGCAATCGAAGACCCTTCAAAACATATTATTCAGGGTACTTCAGCAGCTGTACCAACTAGTTCTAATGTAGATACTCATGCGGAAACATTTAATTACGCAGATACTACTGGACCAAGTGATGCTGACTACTTAAGAAATAAACTTTCAAGTTTATATCTTGATTCAGATGCACAAGGTGGAGGCTCCGCTTCTAATGGGTTAGATGACACAACTTATGATATTAATATCACAGGTGGTTCTCTAACTATTGCAAACAACGTTACTTATGTAACACCAGAAACCATTGGTGTTGTAGATAAGCCGATTGGCTCATTTACAGGTGCTAGGGTAGTAAGTGGTTCTTTAACCATGTACCTTGATACCAAATCTAATGGTTCAAACCAGCTTTTAACTGACTTAGCTAATGCTACGGACCTCGTGACTAACGTATTTGATTTACGTTTATTTATGGGTGTCGCAGGAACAGTAGATACAGACAATGAAGGCATGGAGGCAGATGATTTTACAGCACCAGGTGTTGAATTCAATATGCCTAAGGCTCATTTAACTGTTCCAACAGTTGAAGTAGGAGACCTTATTTCGGCTTCAGTAGAGTTCGCAGCTCACGGAACCGACCTTCTGACAGGTGACGAAATGTCAGTTAAATATTTAGGAAGTACCTCTCACACTCAAAGTGGCTATGCTGCTTCAGGTGCTAGAGCTCTAGACGCTTAAATATAATGTCTTATAGTTTTCTCAAGGAGAGTAAGCTATACATCGAGTATGGTGGTAGTAAATATAGAATATATACTACTACTGCCATCTCTTTTTCTCAAACATTTGCGGAAGATTCGTACCCAGTAAAGACTTTGCACGATCAATCAAAAATGTTAGCAGGAACAACTATAACAAAAGCCAATCCGGCTCAGTTTAGTTTTACAGTCCCTTTAACAGCGGAGAAAGATGAGTCTATTGTTATGGACTTAATAACAGATTTAGTTGCTACTAGTGATTCTGATATAGAAACACAACAACTAAAATCTTTTAATATATATGTTCAAACAGGAAGCAGTACTTTTAAAGTAGAAGGTTGCGTAATAACTGGAGCTAACTTCAGTTTCTCACAACTAGAACAATTTAAAGTAGAAATAGAAGGACAGGGAACAAAACTATCTAGGATAGGAAATGAAAGTTATAATCTCGGAGTGATTCAATCTGAATCTCCCACAAGAACACCTCTTTTAATTTATCCAGAAGTAACTGTAGATAGCTTAAATATGACAAGTATTATAAGCGTATCTGTACAGATACAAAATAATGTAGATTGGACACCTTTCGAAACACTTCATAGCAGCTTAGATGTTACTAACTCAAGTAATGCTATGTTTCCAAGTGCATACGTGGTATCAGAAAGAATTGTATCGGGAACAATTAATCAATACCAAACAGATAATAATATAACACAATTTGATGACTTTAGTACTAATAGTAATATT